GATTTCGCGTGAAGTCTTATTCGGATGATCCCGCAGCCAGTTCCAGATCCGACGCTTGATCGGCACTTTTATTCCAGCTTCCTTCAGTGCGGTTTTGATGATGTTCATGTGTTCTTCTCCTTTAGCTTGGCTTCTGTCATCGCTACGCACTCCGGCCCGTTGTTTGATTCCCACGCCAAGAATGTTCGCTCCTCATCCGTCAGCCCCACCCATGGGCGTTTACAGTACGTCACGATAAACTTGCGAACGATTAACCCAAAGATGACGCCGCAGCCGACATAGACCATGTCCATCAAGAATTGGTTATCCATCTCCCAACTCCAAGAGAGTCTTCTCGCATCGCTTCAAGTACCACAGCGCATCAGCTCCATCTGCCATCGACGCGGCGAAGTACTCGTTCCCGTCTTTGTCTATGCCAGCAATGACAACGCGCTCTAGCTTACCGATAGCGCCCTTCAGCACTACGTCAGGATCAATGTCCAGCCGAGTAATGCCGCCGAATGGGATTACGTTGTCAGTCATTCTTCCTCCCGAATCACAGCTTTCAATATCAGCGGGGTCTTTGGGTTAATCGGAATCACGCCGATATGCGGGTCTAACCATTCCTTAAACTCAATCTTGATCTCTTGCGGCTCAGGCTGCGCTAGTCGGGCGCGAAGTGACCTGATAGATTCAAACATCTCGTCTGATATGTCGTTTGGAAAGTTCAGCATCGCATCCAACGCTTGCTGCATCAGTTCTCGGTCAGTCATAGCGGCTCCCCGTTATCCTCAGCGGCTTTGTTCAGGTTGTGCATGACGCGCCCCTCCGCTTTATTAATCGCGGCTAATACCTTGTCCTGAAACCCGGTTCCTTCGCCAGAAGATAGCCAAAGCTCCACGGCATAAAGCGCATTCAACATCTCCGCATTCATCTCATGTAGTCGGCGTAGTTCATCGGAAATATGCTTGAGCGTAATTCCATGCACCCACTCCGCGCTAAGGTATAAATCCAGCGCATCAGCCAGCCTCAATGCTTCTGATTGTTTGTCAGTCATTTTTTCTCCGCGATGTAAATTAGGTTGAACTTGATGAACTCAAGCACCCCCACTATTTCACCAACAGTCAACCTGCCATCTGTAGCATCTATTAAATTACTAATGTCTTCTTGAAGCTTGGCTAAAGAATCGCCCAGATCATTAAGCTTTCCTTCAATTACTTTCATTGTTCTCTCCTTGCGCGAATCGCAAAGGCAGCATCAAAGCATCCGTTGCGCCATGTCTTGTTCATGTTTCCGTCTATGTTGCCCATATCTTCTGCCACCTTCGCACACGCCTCACGCTCCGCTGCTGCGACTAGGTTGGCAAAGCGTTCAACTTCTTCCCATGTCCATTCAACACCGCCATCCCACGCAGGTTCACCACAGGCTTCCCGCGCCATGCGGATAATGTCATCTCTGTTCATTTAAGTCTCTCGTAATACACATACGAATTCTTTGGATTGCTTTTATATATGCTTTCACTCTTGCGGTCCAGACAGCTTTTGCAGATCCAGCGACGGCTCTTGGTGGACACCCGCACGATACCGCCTTCAAGCTTCCGCACCGCCTGACATGACGTGCAGAATTTTACTTTTTCCGCGTCAGAAATGCCCATGAGTACACTCCAGTGTGAATGATCCCGACTGCATAGGTCAGAAATTCGTATTTATTCATCGCCGAGCTTGATCACGTCGATCGGCGTGTCCGGATACATACGTCCGTGTGTTTCGATCATGAGGATCATCTGTTCAAGTTCGCCCCGGGTATAAAACCCGGCTTCAAGCGTCACGCCATTGCCGCTGTACATTTTGCAGCCGAGGACGCTCGGGTTCGATTCGTGGTTCATTGTTCATCTCCTCGCACCAGTAGCCGTGCCAATCAATCAGCGCGGGTCGACCACTGGGGCATAATAAGGGGTTGGGATCGGGCTTCGGGTTGTGGCCGTCGTGGAATCCGACGTTCCATATGTACACCAACGCGCAGAGGGTGAGTATCAGTTTCATCACTGACCCTTAGTCAGGTAGAAAGTAACTTCCGCACAGCATTGCGCACTCGCATGGTAGCGACGCCGCCGTTCGGGGCAGATAGATATAGATCATGCGGCAGATCGAACTTGTCGCACAACTCAGGCAAAGACAGATCCGGAATGTCGATCTCGGGTTTTACATTTCGCTCTATCTTTTCTTTCACTACTTTTGCTTTGCCGACGATCTCACCGGCTAGGACCGCCACCCCAGATTCGGTCACGTATTCGTGCCGATTCACCCGGGCATACTCACCTTTTACCCACCATGGGACATAATCAGGCCCCGAGATCGGGGCATGGGCGTCAAGCGCCGCTTGGACCTCAGGCATTCCCATATACGATCGCCTCCAACGCTTTGAACAGGTCATAATCGTCGTATTCGACGCCCATCGGCTGCTCGAATGACGCTTGCAGCCCGAACTCCGACCGAACCGCCCAGAAGCGGACCACGACGCCATCATACAGCATCTCGCCCTCGAATTCGCCCTTGAATATGCGGATCTTATTCATCGCCGTACTCCCGCTCATAATTTTCCCACGCCGCGTCTGCGCGTGCAATAGCTTTCGCATCCTCGACCAGAATGCTGATCATATTCGACGCTTCCTCGGGGTTATCCCATACCCATGTACCGGGCACGGTGATGTACGGATGGCCAATGGTGAATCGTCCGTCGGGTAGTGTCTTCACAGTGTAATTCATGATGTCCTCTCTATCGTCTATCGGGGTGCCGGAATCCCAGCACCCCAATTATACCACGGGTAAAATAGGCTGTCAATCCCCACGGAGCGCCTTCCGGACCAGATTGCCGAGGTTCATGCGCTGCATCCCGAGATTCAGGCCCGCATACTTGGCGCGGAGCGCCTTCTCGTCAGTCTTGCAGGTCTTGGCCGCGAACGTGTATACCTCGTCGATCGTCATGGCCCGCATCTTCGATGCCACCTCGTCGCCGCAGTCCAGCGCCCGCTTCAGACCGCCGTCCGAGCGAGTGACGCGAGTGGATACGTATTGCAGCAGGTAGAGCGAGTCCACCTTGCCATTCTTGCGGGTGTTGATGTCGATCGGCTTCTTCTCACGTGCCGCCTTGGGTGGTGCCTTTTGCGCGTGTTTTACTTCCTTCACGCTGGAGATTTCGGAATTGCGCACTTTTTTCTGCCCTCCTTGGAGCCGGATGGTGGACCACCCGCCATTGATCATGAGCACTTCGACTTGTTCGCCAGATTTGTAGGTAGCTACTCTCATTTTCTCTATCCTCTATTTAATACGGCAAAATTACCGTAAGACCAATTATACTACGGGTGATGTACCCTTGTCAAGTACTTTTGCATTTTGCGTGGTCAGCGGGTCGAAGTTGAATTCGCACAGCTTTCCAAGGTGGTGGGCCGCACCCTCGCCGAACCACTCGTCGTACAGCTTCTCAACCATGGCCAGAGACATCGAGCTGAAATCCGGCAGATCGACGTCGGGCGACAGGTCTTCGGCCTCCATTTCCAGGATCTTCTTCTCCATCCACACGCGACGCATTTTGCGAGACATTCCCATGATACCTCCTCTATCGACTATTGAACGAACCAGACCACTATCACACAGACTGCTACTATCGCCATCCACTCGCCGTGCATCTTCCAGAAGTCTTCCGCGTGGCGCGAGGTACCGAGCAGCATCTGTTGGACCTGCATCTCCTCATCGGTCAACGGGACTGCCGGTGGTACGTACCGGCTTCCGATCTTCACCTTGCCGGTGTCGTAGGGGACTACCGGCGGGCGGTTGGTGCTGAATGTGCCATCATCATTCATTATACAAGCTCCATCGTCTTGATGTTCATCTGCTCAGACGCCTTCATGAACTCGGGCAGCTTCTTCGGGCCGATAAACGCACGGACCTTTTCAGTATCCATGATCATCTTCGATGTGAACGTGATCTCGACTGCGCAGTTCTTAGACGAGTAGGTCGCGGCACCACCGTCGCGGAAGGCGTCTTTCAACTCCTTCTCGCGGGCAGTAAGTGCACGGAGCTTCTCGCGGATCGTGACCAGTTCATCTACCATGTCTGCGGTGATTACCACTTTCGACTTTGCCATTTTACCCTCTATTCTCTATATCCGGGAAGTCCCCGTAAGACAAATTATAGCACCGGTGAGATAGTCTGTCAAGTATTTACCACGCATCCCGGTCAAGCGTTGTCGGCTTGATAACATCGGGCTTGCCGGAGTCGTCGAGACGGATGTCCACCTCCTCGAATGCGGCCCGGATTTCGCGGGACAGCTCGTCCTGTCGCAGACGGTCAACGACTAACTGAGCATAACCCACGATATCCACCCATGAGTCCATATACTTCGGGTCTCCATTTAGAATGCGGGCGATTTTGTGCTGGATCATCTCGAGCGATTCCTGCATGTAGGAGTCTAGTTTATCCCACGAGCGACCAGTACGCATCGTGTTCTTAAGATCTACCGATAACTGCGCGTGATAGCGGAAGTCACCATACTTGGCTGCGCGATCATTTAGCGTTTTTTTGATGTCCGTCATCTAACTTCTCCCGAGTAGTGAATCGAAATTGACACTTTGGTGCTTTGCATTCACGCCGACGACGTATCGTATTATCGGCGTTATTGTAAGTCATAAGCACGTGTGTGGGCTTGCCACACTTGATGCATTTCATATACCCAGCTCCTTTCGTACTTCGTACATTCCTGATCGAATGTCGAGATTCAGGTGCTCTTCCTCATATTTATCAATCATTTCGTACATAATCTCGTACAGGCCAGACAAGACGTGCTTCGCATGGTCACCGATTCCATTATCTTTCAGGAACCAGATCGCTTCGAGTATGTCTGCGAGTTTCACGATTACACCGATTGTAGAAGATTCAGCGAATCTGGTCATGCCGCCATATTCCTTCATGAATTCCTCTTCAGCCGCAAGGATCTTCGCACCGTGCTTCTCGAGTGCACGTTTGAATGGCGTCGGAATGTCACCGGTGTACACTTCAACGATGTCGTGATTCAGCGCCCAAGTCATCAATTGCAGCATCTGGTCATTATGAAACCGGCCACTCCACTTGATCGCTTCCGCTATCCGCAGTGCAATCCCCACTACGTTGAACGAATGTTCGCCGATCGATTGCGGTTTGATCGTGTTTACTATCGTCCATCGTTTGGTGTACGATGCGCGTACCCATTCATTCGCCTTCATACGTGCCTCATGATTCGCGTGTTCACGTCCACCTTCCATTCACGCTTTTCATTGATGTCCATTTTCTCATTAACCGCTTTCTGAATGTCAATATCATTCATACGTGCGACATCAAGCAGCAAGATCATAATGTCTCCGAATTCAGGAGCACTTTTAGGGTCGCGTGCGTATTCTCCAAGCTCCTCATATAGTTTAAGCAAGATATCCGCAGTAGTACGATTGGGAAAGTTTTTATCAGCCCAATCGACGATGCGGTCCTGCAATTGCTTGATGTCCGCACCAACCCTTTTATGATAGGCAGAAACGGCACGTAGTGCAAAGTCGGCATTGATATCACACGATCCGGTGACACCTTTATAGATATCACGCGTTTCGAAATCTGCAACCGGTAGCCCGTTGGCGTCCACGAGTAGTGCCGGATTGCCTTCATGCTTCCTCCACGGCAAAGGATTCATCTCGTCATTATAACCAATCGCTTCAAAAATCGGCATATTCAATCTCCCTAATATCTGCATCATCCGGACCAAAGCACAAATAATCCGGTCCCCAATTAGACAAGTTCATCTGACGAATGATGTTCGTCAACGCATCCTCACCGCAATAATCCGCGAATGTAAGTACTACTTTAGTCGAGAGTCCCGCGCAGTGCAGCATCGCGTGCTTGTACTGCATATCTGAGAATTCGAATATTCGACGAGGGAGCTTGGTCACCGTCGTGAGTTCGGGTTCGAGTCCCAGATCACCCCAGGATATTTCCTTTTGCCCCGGATAGGCGGGACCTGATGACCCATCGCGGTTATTCACGCGGATCGGGAACGTACGAACCACCATCCACACGGTGATGGCTGCCGCCCATGTAAATGGCAGTCCACAATCAGCGGCGATCTGCCATGGTGTGACATCGCGTGACGTGCAGTATGGCCAGTCACCGTGATACAGAGACAGTCCGAATCCTTGCGCACCTTCAACCAGCAGATGGCGCGACTGATTGAGAATCTGGTCATACTCGAATTTATCGACTACGAACTGCTCCAGCGGGTGACCCTTGAATCCGAGTCGAGCGACCGCTTTCGAATCTGGATCTCGCATGATGCGATCCACCATCGCGGCACCTACACCCTTGGTGGTGGAGCCGATCTTGGTCATACCCATCGATTTCTCGCGATCGGCGTGTTCATCCAACACCACCGCCGCGTGTTCGTGAATGACGAGTCGTTGGCCCTCGACCATGTATTTGTCGATTTCACGCTGCAGAGTACCCGCGTGGATGAGTGAACCCGGGCCGAGCATCACTGTCTTCACCGATGGACCCGATACACCCACTGGTAACTGTTGGACCATCATTTTCAGGCCACGGGCGCGGTCATTATAGGTGTGACCCGCCTGTGTACCGTAAGAACACACCACGGTGTCGTATGCATGTCGCTTCGCGAGCCAACCAGATACACCGCCTTTACCACACGATCCCCACATACCATCCATAGTCATGTCGATTCTCATACTTCTCCTCTATGCGTTAAGATACATATTATAACATAATGCTACCGGTGACGTAGTGTCAACCTTTCGCTTCATACCAGTTGTCACCGACCCCCCAGTCACAAGTGATCGGCACTCTGAATTTCATTTCGCACTGCACACCGTCAAACGTCGTATAAATCTTCGCGATCGCCTCAGGATCCGCATCCTTCTCGAGCGAAATTCCGACTTCATCATGTACAGTCAGCAGCAACCGGCCCGCGTCGTTCTCGGTCAGATACCGATCGATCTCGATGAGCTTCACCTTCATAGCATCCGCACTGGTGCCTTGGTAGATCAGCCCTGATGCTTTATGGGTGAATTGGCCACCCGGGAACCGGATATGACGGCCCATCATGGTCATCACATGGCCCCGCTGCTTAGCAATGGCTGATGCCTTCTGCTGCATGTTACGCATCCCGGGATTGGCGGCGTGGTATTTCTCGAAGATCGCCAGCGCCTCGGGTCCGGGTTTTACGAACACACGCCCGTCATCCATCGTCTCTTCCGAACACGGCAGCCCGATCTCTTGTGCAAGACGACCTGCACCCATGTTGAATGCCAAACCCAGATTAATCGCCTTGGAGGACGGCCCACCCGCATATTGCGCATTCCGGGGGATCCCGGTCATGTCAGATACTAGTTGGTGGAAGTCGAGGTTCGGGTTGTCGTGGTACGCCTTGATGATGGCCGGTACTTGGCCGTAATGGTTAGCCACGCGAAACTCGAACTGCGACCAATCCATTCCAAGCCATCTTGCGCCCTCATCTGGAAGGAAAATAGGACGTACCAAGGACTTGATCTCTTGGTCACGACTAGGGATCTGCTGGAGCGCTGGATTGGTAACTGAGAGTCGCCCGGTACCAGTTCCGGCCTCCGCATCATTTTTCGTCTGGTTATAGTTACAGTGAATGACGCCTTCATTATGATGTCCAAGTATGTGACCAGATAAGAATGTATCCCGGGTCTTCAACATTTTGCGCAGGTCGAGAATCATCTTTGCCGCCGGGTGCTTCATGCGCCGCAAGCACTCCGCATTGATCGATGCTTTCCCTCCCTCGGTCTTATCCGCTCGAGTACCGTCATTCAAGTACCACTCGCCATCCTCACCCAGCTTCGGCTCAAATAACTTCGTGATCGATCCGGACGGGTTCGGGTTGACCTCGAAGCCCGCAAGGGTATTCAAGGCCCGGTGGTCCTGCTCGATGCGAACGGAGAGCCTCCGGACGGCCTCCTCGGCCCGATCGACGTCCACCCGCACGCCGCCCTCCTCCATCCGTATTATAACAGGAAAGAGCCTCCGCTCCAGATCATGTACCCGGGCGATCTCGGACATCCGGGTCTCCTGCCACTGATACAGCTTCATCGTCGCGAGCGCATCTTGTTTCGCATATCGTGCCACCATATCCTCAGGCGCTCGTGATATATTTGGCATCTGAGCATTGCGAGTCGCACGACCACCGAAAAGGGCAGCCATTTCGTCGTATATCTCCGAATCCTTGCGGGTACCAGCATACTTGCGAGCCAAAAAATCCAGTTCATATGTGGGTTCGTGTTCGTTAATGAGCGCCGCCCGAATCATGGTACAGTCGATCCGGTCTTCAGGAAGCACTACTCCCGCCTCGCGCAAAAAGTGATAGTCGAACTTCAGATTATGGCCGACCCACTTCGTGCGCGGATTCTTCTCAATCAGGTCATTTAGCCAATCGATAGATCGAGGATCCGTCCGAACATCGAAATACCATGTACCTTCGTCCTCCGTACACAGCGAAACCCCAAAAACGCTGTCTTTCCACCACTTGAGGCCGGTGGTTTCCGTATCGATCACTAATACCTTCGGGTTCTCTATGCGCGGATACATTCATAACCCCTCTATCATCTTTTGAAATTCTTCCTCTGAGCATGGTTTGACTCTTGTGTGGTACGTACCGCCAATGTGTTCAAAAGTCTTAATCATGTGACAATTGTGGCATAACACATCACATTTCTTGATTTCCTCTATCAGTCTATTCAACGGGGCGCCCCTTGACACCAAATCGGCAATGTTAGCAAATTTGTTTTCATCGTGTCTGTGGTCAAATGATAACACCCTAGTGTCAGACACCCCGCAATGCTCGCATGATTTAGATACTAAATAATTAACCACATATTGTTGGTTAATTCTTCTTTTTTGGTGTGCTCTTTCTCTAGCTCTGTTTCTTTGTTCATCCGCAGTGGCATAATAGTAATTGCGTTGCTTTTCTTTATATTTTTCGTGTTCAGGGGACCCGGGTTCAAATCTGGGGTTACTGACCTTAATAACAGGTCCCTTCCATCTTCTCGACATATTAAAACTCCCCTTGTCATTCTAAGCATTTTATCACACCCAGACATGACTGACAAGGGGCTAATTAAAAGGGAGGTCATCGAATTTCGCACTTAGATCGGGTTTGCCTTTGGATCCACTGGGTGGCTCGTCCTTACGAGTGATCGCGATCGAGAAGAATTTCTCACCATCAAGCTTCGATCCTGGACCACCAGTCTTGATCCACGCAGACATCCAGTATTCCACGCCGTCAACATTAATTGACCCGGTGTATTCAGGGTGTGTATCTTTCTCCTTACGCTTATTTCGCGCAAGCATCCCTGAATTCGTATTATCATACTCTTTTTTCATGCTAATCCTCCGCTAATTAAGTTTAAATCCATTATGACCCTCGACGATATCCAAAATATTCTTGGCTCTCGTCATACCTACATAAAACACGCGGATCTCATCCTCTGGATATTTATCCGCAGTCTCTGCCACCCGCTGGGTCATGTCGGTCAGCAGTATTACTCGATCAGCCTCATGCCCCTTGGAAGCATGAATAGTAGATAGCCTAATGCTAGGAGTAACATTAAGATCCACATCGCGGTAAAAATCAATGACACGAAACGGGATATCCAACGCAACATAAAATGGCCTCTTTATGATCGATGCATAATCATTAGCGTCTAACAGCACACGGGTCTCAGTGGTAGCCACATTATACAATGCCGAACGCTCGCCGTCTTGCAGCATCTTTCCATTCTCTAGCTTCTTAAATGCGAGTATACCCTTTGCATACTTGTTCTGGAACATACCCGGTCGGCCAGATTCCCGCAGATACGGAATGCGTCGATCGATCAGATCTCTCTCGATTTCGCGAAGGACCGAGTGCGTCCGCCCCAAGAGTAGTATATCCTCTTTCGGGTCGAAATGTACCGAGTTGAAACTGCCGTGTAAAAATACGGATCCCATATCCGGTCGGGGATTGAAGTCCTTATCAACCCGGTTAAGTACTTTGCGAATGAGGGACTGTGATTTCTCGTGCACGCTAGATGGAAGTCGATGTGATTGCGAGAGAACTTCCACAGTACCGCTATACTTTTGCGTGAATCGAGCCATGCCATGCGGATCCGCTCCTGACCAAGTGTAAATCGCCTGATCGTCGTCACCCGCGATAACGACTTCTGCCGCCGATTTTGCGAATTTCTCGATAACGCGCCACTGAAGAGGTGATAAGTCTTGAGCCTCGTCGATGAATATGATTTCTGCATCGAGTCTTGTATTCTTCCGGGCGACCCGATCCAGCATATCGGTGAAGTCGTAAAATCCATAAGTATCTTTCCAATCAGCGTACGCCCGAACGAACATATTGAATTCAGCACGGGTGCCGGGTCGATCGGAGTAGTCGTATATTTCTTCCGGGACGAGGAACTTACTTCTCGCATAATTGATAATATCGAGGTACGCATCACCATCTGCCCTTTCTTCGTCATCTTCGGGTGATTTACCGATCACCGGGACGCCCACTATTGATGAAAATTCGCGCAGCTTCGCCGGATCTACCACCTGCGCCTGTTTCAGACCTAACACACGAAAGCACATCGAATGAATGGTGCTAACATTATTGGACTTCTTCAGACCCAGACGCGACAGAGCCTCGGACGCCGCCGCACGTGTGAATGACATAAACGCTATTCGCTCGGCCTGAACACCATTCTGCTTCGCGAGTTCGACCCGCCTCAGCATCTCAGTAGTCTTGCCGGTGCCCGGTGGCCCGTAGATCGCGGTTACTTTCACCGCAGCCAAGGCGCGTTATAACGCGGTGCGCAGGTTACATCTACCACGATGTCCGTAGTGTGATTAGAAATCTTACGCTTGCTGTATACCATCACCGGTCGGGTCCCGCTGTGCTCGCATTCAGAAATCGCGTTAATCACTTCATTCCTGCTCATGGCGTTGACTTCGCGGTCAAGGACTAATTTCTGGCGTGCCGGTGGGTCATCACCCGTAGCACACGCAGACAATGAAAGAGTGACTAGTAGAATATATGTTCTCATCGCTATCCTCTAATGTAGGGTGGGGTACTCGCTTCACTGGCCTATCCTTGACGTCCCTAGGGAGACATAAACCAGCATCCGCTTTCCCCCGTTAAGGGGTCCCCGTCTTTCCGGGGTGTCCGCAGAGCCTCTCGACAGGGGAGCCATCGAGTCTCTACTGCCGCTGTTCACAGGGAAATCGTCACTAAAACCTGTACCACCTGCGGCTGGGCATCGTAGCTTAGAACTCTTGCGAGTCCTCCACTGCTGCATCATCAAAGTCGGTATTGACCTTCACACCGCCCTTGCTGATTACCTCATAGAGCTTCTCACCTTGCTCGTAGACCTCTTTAGACACAAAGCCCAGAGCCGAGATATTGAAGTTATAATACTGCTCGTTACGCGCATTGGTCTCGACGACTGCCGATAACTTGTACGCCCGCGAGAAGGAGTCAGTGTCGGTCAGACGCATTAAAGAATTCCAACGCTTCGACACCTTCATCTTGGACTTGGCCATCGAAATGACCGCCTCCGACCATTTGCCATCATGGTATACTAACACGAAATGCTGGGCCGTGTCTACTATCTCCAGCCCATCCTCGCCTAGCGACGAAATAACGGCTTCAGCTTCGGCTTTGCTGTTAAATGCGCCACGGAACCCATTGGTACCTCCACCGGACTTGCGGTCTTTCCACACCAGATGCTGCTTGGCATAATACACCGGTACGACCGTGAGATCAGGACCATACAGGTCGCGGGTCACATTGTTGAACAGCATACCCTCGTCTGCACCCTCGATGTACGCCGGGTCGCTCTTCTTTCTGGCCGGGGATAATGCTTGGACCAGTTCGATTCGCGGGATGATGACGTCATCAGACCCTACATTTTCGGCTCCACGCTGCGAACCCTTCTTCAGGAATTCGGGCATGTCATCCGATACTGCAAATGCTTCGACTTTAGTCACTGCGTTGCTCTTTGCCATGATAATTCTCCTTTAAATGGCGTTAGTGTCAGACCTGCGAACAGGCCAAGATATCCGCTCTCGCGGAATTTTTAAGCTTTAGTGATTGAAGCGCGGGTGAACGGGGACACGTTGAGCATCTCTTCCGGCACCACTTCTCCTTCCTTCACCATATTCTTCACCGTCGCCTTCAGCGTCGATGGGTTTACATTCGGTTGTATCAGATCCGAGCGCCCGTTGTCGCGCAGCCACTCATAGAACGACTCCTTTTGGCCGTCTTTGATCGATACATGCATATCTGCAGTCAGAGACACCCGTCCGACGCCCTCAACATTCAAATTGCGAATGCCCTCGTCCTCCATCATCTGCGGCACCTTGGTGATGCGCAGAAAATCGAAGTGTTTATTCAGCTTCTTCAGCTCAGTCTCGGTTTCGTCTTTAGCCATCTGTACACGACGCATCTCACGGATGAGTTCCATGAGGGTCATTCCATCATAATTCGCAAATTCGTTTGGCTCAAAGGACATGACCGGTCTCCTTCAGATCGAACGTGACCTGTGAATACTGCCGATCCCGATTGCTCCACTTGAGGAAATTAAATACTGACCCCTTTTCGCGAGCCAACGCCATCACAATACACGACACTATCGGTGATCCAGACGGCGCGATATAATCGGTATCCGGATCATATTCACGAAATCGCTCGCGTATCACGTTGAGCAGTTTTCTATTATGCAACGAGCCGGTGATGTTCGACACTTCGGACGTGCATAAAAACACTACCTCACCAAAGCGTTCGGCTTGCTGATAATCCGCATATGCGACTTCTTGCGTTACGTATACTTTAGGCATCTTTATCCTCTCATGTACCGGTATTATACCATATTATCACAGGCCGAGCAATGACTCGGCATTTTTGGTGTCGATGCTTTCGCGCACGAATTCGGATACATTCTTTTTGCCTTTGAGGGCTTCGAGAATCGCGCCATCGACCGATTTTTCCATTACAAGATCAATGTACAACACTGATTTAGTCTGACCGATGCGATGTGCACGATCTTCCGATTGGTCGCGCTCTACATAATTGAACGAATTCGAATAATATACGACGAGTTCAGCCGCCGTCATATTCAGTCCGGTGCCGCCGGTCGAAGCATTGCCCACCAAGAACCGCGCTTTCTTAGTCTGGAAATATTCCTGCACGTTCCGATCGCGATCAGCTTCAGAGACGTCACCGTATATCTGCACCACTTGATCCGCGCCGTATTTGGCCGCCAACGCTTCAGTCACCATATGAATCTCCTCAATGAACCGACACCATATGATCGTCGATACTTGGTACTCCTCGGTGATCGCGAGAAGCTCTTCTACCTTCGGGTTCTTGCCGGGGATTCTGGAGTGTTCGAACTTGGCCTTATTGAAGATGTCCGGATTGCGTTCAAATGTAACAACACCTCCGCATACTTCTTGGAGTCGTAACATTCTCTCCAACACCGTATTGACTGTGAGTCCTCGATCCCCCATGACTGTGCGGTTTTTCTTAGCAAGGTCGCGATACAGCTCTTTTTGCTTCTCATTGAATTGCACTTCTCGGATTTCATATACTTTAGGCGGTAATTCAGTAAGTACGTCGGACTTTCTGACTTGGTATACATAAGGCGACACCA